TCTGATCGATTACATCTATCAGCCCGCACTCGCTATCCCGGCAATGCAGAACTATCAGACGGCTCCGACCGTCCTCAACGTGGCCTCTGGATCGCGCAATAAAAGCCCACTGGGCTATCGCGCCGTGAGCAATGTCCGTATCAAGGACTTCCCTTGGAATGACATAGGCACCGATCCTTACGTCTCCACGAGGGCTTATGATCCAGACCAGATCGGCAGCTTCTGGAGCAAGTGGCTTGCCCGCAATCCGTATCACATTGGATACACGCTCAACATCTACGAAGGGTTGATAGGCCAGCCGCTTTCAGCCATGACGCAGCGGGAATATGTGATTGAGAAGATTGACGCAGGGCGCAATGGCGTTTCGATCACGGCCAAAGACATCCTGCGAAAAATCACCGACACCAACCTGACGGCACCGTATCTGAGCCGTGGCGAACTGGCTTCGAACATCACCAACGTAGAAACGGCAATGACCGTCGCTGGCGCAACCTTGAGCGACTATTCTACGGCTGGCTATGTCAGGATCAACAGCGAGGTGATTCAATATGCCCAGCGTTATGAAACGACCGGCGGCAACATCTATTTCGATGGACTGACACGAGGTCTGGCAGGAACAACGGCAGCGGCTCAAAGTCAGAACGACCGCGTGCAGCGCGTGCTTTATTACAACGCTACGCCATTCCACGAAATCCTCTATGACCTTCTTGTTAATTGGGGCGGCATCCCTGAGAAATATATCAACTTCGCAGATTGGGCGGCAGCAAAGACCACCTATCGACCAGACTACAATTTCACTGCGTGGATCACTGACCCCAACAAGATCGAAGAACTTCTAGCCGAGGTGTGCCTCCAGGCCGTCTCGAATTTGTGGTGGGATGAGCGCGTCCAAAAGATTCTCATGGAGCCTGTCAGGCCGCAGCCGTCTCCTACGCTTTTGACTGATGACGATGCGATTGTTGCTGGCAGCTTCTCAATCGAAGAGAAGCCGGAAGAGCGCGCATCTCAAACGCATGTCTACTACTTGCAACGCACGCCGATCCCAAGCGTGGCCGAGAAGAGCAACTATTCCCGCGTCTCTGTCTTTATCGATGTTCTAAAGCAAGTGCAGTATGGCGGTGAGCCGCAGATCAGGGAATTGTTCTGCCGGTTCATTAGCACACAGGCAATCGCCAACTCCTTGGCCCAGACCTATCTTGATCGCTTCTCGGATGTTCGCAAGGAAATCACCTTCGACCTTTCAGCTAAAGACGCCACAAACGTCTGGACCGGATCGGTTGTGCAGATACGGCACTATCTAGATGTTGATTTCACAGGTGCGCCGCGTGATGGCGAGTGGCTTATCACCTCGGCAGAGGTAGCCCGCAACGGCCTGACGTACCGCTTCACAGCGGAAGACAACGAGAAGGGCGGCGTGCTCTGGACCTGGCTGACCGATGCTGGGCTTGACGGCAATGGCGTTGCCCAGCCGTGGCGTTGGCTCGATGATAGTGGTAATGATGGAAGCGGGACTCCTCAACCGTACAGGTGGCTTTGATGACAACATGGACAAGCATCTCAAACGCAGCGGTTGCTGTTGGCGGCATTCCGTCAAGCACGACCGTGACGGCATTGCGCGACAATCCTTCGGCTATTGCAGAAGCATCTTCTGGTGCGCCTGTCATGGTTTCTGGCTGGCATCCCTATGACATGGTAAAACTGGGTTGATCTATGATCACGCAGTGACTGGAACAGTCTCTAGTGTTGTTACGCCAGACTTTGTAGATGGCTACGAATACCGCGTTTTGGCTTTGGGATTAAGGCATAACGCTGCCGCGTTTACTGATCGCAGGCTTCAGTTGGAAGCATTCAAGCAAACAGATGCAGTATATCGATTAGTCAGACAGTCAGACAATGGAACTAATACTCAAGACTTTGGCTATCATGCAGAATTCTATTTTCCAAGACTTGAGAGTACTTCTCATTTTGTCATGACAATGACCTACAGAAATGGCTCATTTAGCGGATCATTTGACGCAGATTCCGCCATGTATGATGCGCCAGCACAGAAAATATTGCGCGCTCGCATATCGTTTACCGGTGACAGCATAGCTGCCGGAAAAATCTGGATGTTCCGCCGCCGCGAATATGCCTCTTCTCCGTGAGACAGCGCCATGATTGATGATCAGACTTTCAAAGTGCTCGGGGCCATCATGCAATGGATCATCGCGCCAGTGGCCGCGTTTGTCTGGGTGATCTACCGCCAGCAACAGGCGCACGAGACAGCCATCGCAGTTCTGCAAGCGCAGACCGAAACATCGCGTACAGCGCACGACCGAGAGATCAAGGAGATCCGCGAGACGAGCCGCGCCATCATGGCGAAGCTGGACAGCATCGAGGAGGCATTACGCAAATGAAGCTCAACAGCGCGTCCTTCGCCAAGCTCAAGGGCGTCCATCCCGACCTGGTGCGTGTGGTCAATCGATGCGCTGGCGACTGGAAGGATGCCGACACAGGCTTCATAGTCACCTGCGGCGTTCGCACTCTTGAGGAGCAGAAAATCCTCAAGGCGAAGGGCGCATCAAAGACGTTACGGTCCCGACATATCCCAGCGGCAAATGATCTTTCACACGCCGTTGATCTGGCTTGCACAATCAAGGGCCAGGTGCGCTGGGATTGGCCTTTATACGATAGCCTTGCCAAGCGAATGAAGGCAGCGGCAAAGGCTGAGAATGTTCTGATTGAGGCCGGAGCGGATTGGCCGAAATTTCGGGACGGTCCCCACTTCCAGCTTCCTTGGGCGCAATATCCTGGCACAAAAAAATGAAAAAGCATCCTACCCTTCCTCTATGGGCCACTGAGAACGGCGAAATATACGGCCCTCGCGGACTGCGTTCCCCGCATCTTGATAGGTATGGATACTTGCGCCTTAGCTGTAAGAAAGATGAGCGGCACATAAAAATTACCGTTCACCGTGTTGTTGCGGAAACATTTTTTGGCCTAGCGACTGGCATGACTGTAAACCACAAGAACGGCGATAAACGTGATAATAGCGTAGAAAATCTTGAGTACGTGACCGCAAGCGAAAACACGTCGCACAGTTTTAGAACGGGTGCCCGTCGGCTTTGCCACCCGATTGTTTTTGACGGCGTGCTATACTATAGCCGCCGCGAACTAGAGCGCCAAACTGGTATTAAACGTCGATAACCAACTGCCGTGGAAGCAATATCCCGGCACAACAAAAGGAAGTAAGTGATGACAAAAGAAATGGTCTGGGGCGTTGTTCGCGCCGTTCTCGCGGCTGGTGGCGGCTATGTTGTCGGAACAGGAGTTATTGACGCCACCGCCATGAACGAGATCATCGGTGCGCTCGGCGTCATTTTCGCCGCTGGTTGGTCTATCTGGGCCAAGAAGTGAACTGGATCGAGATTGCCGCCATCGTCGTGCTGTTGATCGGCATTGGCGCTGGCGGCTTTCTCGTCGCTCAAAGGCCATCCTTTTGGTTCGGCCTTGGCGTTGTTATGTTCAAGGCATCGTTGCCATTTCTAATGAAGCGAATGCCACCTGAGAAAGAGAAAGAATGGCGTGATTGCATCCGCCGTGGCGGCGAATGGGATCACCGCCGGAAGCGATGCAAGGATTAACTCATGGCACGCCGCAAGATCAACATCGAATGGAAGACCTGTGAGCGTGCTTGGGGCTGGGCTTATATTGGCGAAGATCACATTCAGCTAGACCCGCGCCTTCTCCAGAAGCCAAAGCTGCTCTTGGAGATTGCCGCCCATGAGGTGGCGCATCTTGTTTTTCCAGAAGCAGAGGAAAAGCAGATCGATATGTTCGGAAAGCAAGTTGCAGATGTGATCTGGCGGCTCAACTTTCGCCGCGCGCAGGAGTAGCGAATGACCAAGAGATACTCCGACCAAGAGTTCATTGACGCATGGAAGCGTCTAGGCTCACCGTCTGCTGTATCCAAGGAATTGGGCCTCAACCTGCGAGGCGTTAATGCTCGACGGGATAGCCTCGAGCGCAAGCATGGAATCATTCTGAACACGATCTCGCAGCCAGCCCAGCGGATCAAGATCGAGGTGCCGACAAAAGGTTTCCGCGCGCTAAAAGAAAATGTTGTCGGCCCCGTCATCATCGGCAGCGATGGGCATTTCTGGCCGGGTGAGCGAAGCAAGGCTTTCGCAGCCATGATCGAGATCATCAAGGACTTGCAGCCGTCGATGGTCATCATGAACGGCGACAGCTTCGACGGTGCAAAGATCAGTCGTCATCATCCAGGCGCTCGTGTGCAGACGCCGAGCGTGGCTGAAGAACTAGAAGCCGTCAAGGAACGTCATGCAGAGATCGAAGCCTATGCGCCTCCCGGCTGCTATCTCATGTGGACAGATGGCAACCACGACAACCGCTTCATGGCGAGGCTGGCGCAAGCAGCGCCGGAATATGTACAGGTTCAAGGATTTGACATCGCAGATCACTTCCCTGCGTGGCAATTCTGCACAAGCCTATGGCTCAATGAGCATACGGTTGTAAAGCACCGCATTCACCAAGGCGTGCATGGGGCCTATAACAACACATTGAAGAGCGGCAAGTCGATTGTGACCGGCCACACGCATCGGCTCCAGGCGACCATGTTTGCGGATTACAATGGCCTTCGCTGGGGCGTGGAATGCGGCACGTTGTCGGATTACGGGCCTGAGAACGACAAGTTCGCTTATGCGGAGGACAACCCTGTGAACTGGTCACAGGGTTTCACTGTATTGCATTTTGCATCTAGCGGCATGTTGCTGGAACCGGAGTTCTGCCGCATCATCAACGGTCAGGCTTGGTTTCGAGGCCAGCCGGTGGTGTGAGCCACCGTTCGATCAGCGTGGCATAGCCAGCGATGTCCCGCCAGTGATCGACCTCATGCGGGTTGCCTGACAGGATGCGCCCGATCTTCGTGGCGATCATCTCCAGCGTCTCGCGCTGCATATCGTCTAGTATTCTCCATTTCTTGCCGCGCCGCATGGCGTCCTTCAGTTCCTGTGCCATCATAGACACTTGATAATAATCGCCGTGGGTCTTCTCGCGTTCGTCTATGATGTCAGTCATGGCTTCTCCTTCAACGCTCTGATGGCGGTTATATAGGCACCAGCTTCCGCGCAATCACCAACTTCTCCAACGACATCCGCCGCTTCCTCCAGTACCTCATCACGGATGAACGGGCGCATGGTGTCGATGGCGGCGCTGGCAAGAACGCGAAACTCAATCTTAGCCGTTGAGTTGGCGTCCAGTATCCATCCCAGTGATGGATACTGCGAAAGCCACATCGCCCGCGCAACAGCCTCTATCTGCTCTGGTGTGGTGGTCATGTGCTTGGCTTCCTCGGGCATGTTGCGCTCATGCAGGTCTGTTCGCTGGTTGGCGGACAGATGCAGCCCCGTTGCGCGAAGGAGGGCCAGTTCAAAGTGCTGTGCCTGTGCTTTCGGCACCCCTGCGACTGGCATATGCCAATCTCATGTCCGCACTCTCCGCATCCTAGAAATGCATACCCATCTGGCAGATCGGCAATCCGAGACCGCTTCTGACAACCGTACTGGCTGCAAATCACGTTGGCGCACGGGCCGCACGAGGTGTGATCAATCGCCACCATTGTTGTTCTCCTGTGTCAGGGGGAGGATGAGCTTCTCCTCAAAGTCAACGGCATCAACATGCCAAGCCCCCGGCCACGCTGCCAGCCCTGCGGTCAGAGCGGTTCTCCAATCATCACTGATTGTTGGTCCTGTGGCGTTGTAGAACGCATGACGAGCAGCTTTCACCACCTCATCAGGTATCTGTTCAGCCTTGATCACAGTCCTTCCCCCTCGTCACAGTCAATGACCACCTTTACACAGGCGATGCGGTTAGGTAGTGCTTGCTCGTCAGCCGTTTGGCTGTTGATGTAACATTGATCATTCACTTTATTATGATACACATTCACCCACACCTCACGCTGGATGCGCGGCTTCACTCCAATGAGGTCATAGCAATCTATATCCGCG